AGCGTATTCCGCTACGAACATATTAGCCGGATGCTCCATCGAGAACTTGTTGTAGACGTGGCACGCTCCCTTAGAAGCTCTGTAGTCAACAGTAGTGTCAAGGTCATAGGAGTCGACTCCCAATACACCAAACGCAGCATTTGGGGCTACCATCTTGTTGTTCTCAATCTTTCGTTTGTTTCGAATATCCTGAGGCGCAAGCCAAGCAACTCTCCAGCGTCCGTTGGGATCTGGTGCAAACACAACCTCCGTGTCCGGCTTTCCGTCCTTCCACTGGAAGTTGCCGATGATGACAGGATTTGGGTAAAGCTCCTCGTTATGTTGGATTTGCTCGTAGATTTTCTGGATGTTAAAGAGAGAAGTCTTCGTTGAATCACGGAACGCTTCGTCTTCTGTGAAGGGAAACTGACGGATGATTTCGTTAAGTTCGTAGCTGTTGTTCTGCTGTCCCTTTCTCTCGTTCTTCAAAAACGTGCGAGCACCGATGGTAGTAAACGTACCGTCCTCCGTCATCACTGGCTCAGCTGGGTCGTCAACGATTGGCATACCATATTGGTCAAAAAATCCCTCTAATGCTTCATATGCCGGGATGAAGATCTTGTACAGGCCACTCTTAGTGCGTCCGTTCTCGTTACGGTCATTGGGGTCCGAGTCGTAATACAGATCGCGGAACTCTCGGCCTCCCTTGTCAAGTGGGTTCACCGTGGATCCAACCATCGCCTTGCCAATCACCTTGCGACCAACAAGCAAACAGGTTCGGTGGATACGCCACACCTCACGTATGTCATTAGGATTCAGCCACTTACCAGCCTCATCCAGGAACAACATATGGGTCTTGCTACCGTCATATGCGTTGTTGGTTGTGTTCTTCCAGTTGATGATGGTGTCGAGTGCTTCGCCTCGGTAGGAAGTCTTGTTCTTCTTGGTGATTCGCTTAGACGGCTCACGGAACGCAAGCTCCATCCGTGGGTTAGTGGTACCGTCAAGAATAGGCTTTAGGAAAAACGGGTAGCTCCTGAAGATGGGTACAATCTTAGAGCCAAACACTGCCTCTTGAGCGTCCGTACCTGTCTTGCTCATAATTCCCAACAGCTTCTCCGTTACCTGTGATCCTTCATCCACTAGCGTAGCTGCGCTCATATTGGTGTATCCAGAGCGTCGACACTTGGTGTATATCTGGCCAAGTGACCGAGGATCAGCCTCGCACGCAGCAAAGTGTGTGAACAGCTTTCGCTGGAAGTCCAGATATCCCGGGTATCCTACGTCAATCTTACTCCACTGAAGGAACATATAGTGATGTCCGGTGATATATGTTGGAACACCATTATTCATAAACCAAAGACCTTCTCTCCTGCGACGAAACTCCTCCTCGATGTACGGGCTCCACTTCTGTTGGAACTCACGAGGTGCCTCATACCAGTCGTCCATACTCTGGATCTGCTGAAGCTCACGTGGCATTTCCTCTCGTATCCACCGTTGGTTCACCTCTGGTAAACCTGCGTACAGAATATCCTTTGGCATCTCTGGAAGCTGAATCAGGACAGACTCAATCTCAATGATGGGACCATCCGACCCATTGGGACAGATGTTCACCACCTCTTTGCCGTCTATCATCTTCAGCCCTGCCATTACTTCTTAGCCATTCGTTCTGCGAATCCTCCCTTGAAGTCCTTCTCCTCCTCAAAGCCACCAGACTCCTCGAGGTCACCAATCAGCTGCTCAAGCTTCTGGCGTTCAACAATGAGTTCCTTGCAGGCTAGTGCCGTATCCTTGATGGCCTGAAGCTCCGCCTTGCGAGCAGATCCAGTAAGTTCTGGGTCTACAGGCTTGCGGATCTCCTCGGTCATATTCTGGATAGCAGCCTCCATTGCGGAGATAAGGTTCTTCGCAGCGTTTGCTGTGGTGAACTTTACTTCTTTACGCATAACAGGTGGTGGATTTGCATACGCCAAAGCTTGCGCCCGTTGATGTCCATCTCGTAGTCAGCATCCTTAGCAAAGAACACCACGTCGCCAACAGCAAGGCCCTCCGACTCCAGCCACTGGCTTCCGTATACGATACGTCCCCAGCGCTTCTCCGGCTCCTTAAACGTAACTAATTCGATAATATCGCTCTTTAGTTCTGGCTCTACCTCAACAGGCTCAAGAAACACCCAGTCAGCAACAGCCAACAGCGTTCCGTCCGGCTTCTCGATCAGGTAGGCTTGGTTAGCGCTACCACCAAACGGGTCGTAGTTGACGCGGTAGATCTTCTCCTTCAGGTCAACAACCTGCGTGTCGTTGATGGCGACGTGGTGGTGGTGGAACACATAGTCTCCAACCTCAACCTGAGAGTCGAACTTAGCAGGAACACCGACAACCTTAGCCTTCATCGTGCGATGACGGAACTCGTCAAACTTGGTGTCTACGTAAAGCTCGGTCTCTCCGACCTTCATCGTCTCATTTACAGCCGATGGGATGTGTACCAAAATATGGTATAGTGGTTTCATATAAAAGTAATTTAAATTAAAATTGTAAGTGACTTACAACTAGAAGTTGCAGTCGTACTCCACGATCGTAGGCATACCCTCGATAGACTTCCACAGCATAATGCTGTTGTCTTTCTTAAGGTAGATAAGGTAACGCCGTTCGCCGTGATTGTGGAGGTGAGATCCGTCGATGACAATCGAATCGATCTCTCCGTCTCCTGCCTTCTGCCCCACATAGTAGGCCAGGGCTTTTAGCGGATCATTGCCCGCAATGATTTTACGAATAAGGTCCATTTCATTTAATTTAGGTTTAGCCAGAAGTCTGGGTCCGACGTGTCGCCTTCTTCGTCATCATCGTCGTCCATCTCCTGGTAAGACGTTGCAAGATACATCAGCAAAGAATTCATCTCCTCCGTAGAGTCGACGTCGATGGTGGAGATAGACTCAACCACATTCTTTCCTTCGTGCTCTCCGGTTACAAGACCTACGGTGCCGATCATCATAAAGTCATCGTACACACCTAGGTCCTTTGCCTTCTCTGCAATCTCCTCGAAACTATTCCGTGCAAAGATGAACAGCTCAACTCGTGCTTCTTCCTTCGTCATACTAGAACGCATAGAAGGCTTTACCGTTTAAGAGAACAGTCATATTCTCTCCACTAGTATTGGTAGCTCGTAGTTGAAGGGTATTAGAGTTAATGTAGGCGTTAAAGACAAAGGTAGAAGTAGTTGATGCACCAATGGAGGTCTTGATGGAGTCAACGATAGAAGGTGCAGTTGCGAGATTGCTCTTGTTCCAAACAACGTGGATCTCACCAACGCGAGCAAGAGCACCACCAGATCCATAGATCATATAGTCGATGATCCAAGCACCAGCGTAGAGGTTAGCCTCAATGGTTGTTACAACTCCGTTTGTTACTGCGTTGTTGATCGTGGCGCTGTCAGAACGACTGTAGAATCCACACACACCATTAGACACCTCGCGTTGAACGAAGTCAAGGCCAGTAAACACAAACTGCTCAGCAGCGGGAGAGTCGTTGTAGGTAAGGCCAGCAGCACCACCAGTGGTGCCACCGTTGTTGTAGGTAAGCTCTCCGTTGCTTCCAGCAGCAGAGATGGTGATGTTTGATCCTACGTACTGGGTAAGGTCTTCAAGGTTGATGTACTTGTACACCGTAGCTGATGCGTCATAAATCAGGAACGTATCAGTAGTAGCAGCTGTTGACTCAGTCAGCTGAGACAGGGTAGTCGGTGCGCTGATTGAGATTACATCACCTGCGATAGCAAGAGGGGCGGTAGGCGTTAGGCTAGCACCGCTGGTGAAAGCAGCAGATCCAAGATTGCGCTTTACAATGTTGTTGCTTGCGTCAAGGAAAAGGGCAGCCACCTCAGTGGATCCAGTGGTAGGAGCTTCGCTAAAGGCAAGCGTTCCGTTAACCTCAACCTTTACCGTCGACAGCTTAAGGGCAGTGTCATTACCAGCACCATCCTCGATCACCTTCGTGGTGGAGGTTGCTGTTCCACTCTCCAGCTTCAGGAGAGAAGTATACGCATCTTTTACGCGCTGACCGCTAAGTGTTGCCATATTATTTACTTTTGCTACAAAGATACAATTTACTTCATTGGCTAAAAAGTTCAAAAAGAAGGAGGACCTCAAGTTCAGGGACTTCGCCTACCGCGACGAACGTGGTGACATATCTTATAAATACGTATGGCACGCAGACCGTTACATCAAACAGCACTACGGGCTACAGCCTATGTATGTCCAGTTCCTTATCTATGCCTACGACCTGGAGTTCTTTACCATCGAATGGATGGCTAAACAGCTATCTAAGTCGTACAACCAGACAAAGGACTGGCTTACGGTCAAGATGCGTAAGAAAGGATTGCTGTTCGACTACTTCTCATCCAAAGACATCAACATACACCA